CACGACAGGAGATAAAAATGGCTACAACAACTTTCTCTGGACCTATTAAGGCTGGAACAATCAAAGAAACGACTGGCACCACAGTCGGAACAGACAAGGCAAATGTTGGCTTTGTTTTGATGGCACAAAGTGCAAATGTAGTTTTTGGAGCTGACGGCACTACAACTGTAGCCGCGACTGTTCCTGCAAACAGCCAAATTTTCCAAATCACTGTAGATGTAACGACTGCATTTGATGCAGGCACAACTAATACTTTTGATATTGGTGATGGCTCAACTGCTGATCAGTATGCAGACGCATTGGCTGTTGGCTCTCAAGCTCGGGTTCTTGCGACCTCTGATGTTTCTCAGATTGGTAATTTGATTGATATTGGCTCAACTGATGTTGATGTCACAGTCACTTACAATCAAACAGGAACTGCAGCAACCGCAGGTGCCGCAACTGTAACTGTTCTGTATTTACAGAATAACAACCTCTCATAATCAGGAGGGTGATTTATGGCTGATATCGTAACTACAACTACGATAGCCGACAACCCTCGTGAGGCTGTGTTCGCTTTTCAATATCAGTATGTTGATACAGGTAATGAAAGTGCAGTCACCAAGATTGATGTCTCGTCTCTCGTTAAGAGTTCAAATGGCGACACATGCACAGGCGTCAGAATACTTGAGTGTTGGTGGATCATTGAAGGACTGACAGTAGAAGTGTTGGCTGATGCTAGCACTGATGTTATTGTCATGCACTTAGCTGAAAGCCAACAGGGTTATCACAACTTTGAAAAGTTTGGTGGCTTGCCATCAACAACTTCATACGGCACAAGCCCGACAGGTGATGTAAAATTTACCACAACAGGGTCAGCTGCCGCAGGTGATGCGTATCAAGTTGTTCTGAGGGTGGCTAAAGAGTATTAAGGAGGATTCGAATGGCTCAAGTATCTTCAATCAGTCGGGTTGGGACTACAGAGCCATTCGAGCTCCAAATTTCCAGAAGCCAAATACCATATCACAGTTCACTTTTCAAATACGGATACAATCCGAACATAATAAACGCTAATGAAACTATCTGGGATGCAGGTGGAATCTACGCATATCCTGCTTCAGCTGTTGCTATGACTGTTACGAGTGCTAGTGGAGCGACTGATTCAGGCGTGACTGGCATAGTTTTTGGATTAGATGCTAATTATTTGGAAGTTTCTGAGGCTTTCACGCTAGATGGCTCCGGAACATACACCACTACACAGACTTTTTTGCGTGTATACAGATCTTACATCACTGGAGGCTCCGCTCCTACAGGAAACATCACATTCGCCAATGGAGGGACAACCTACGCCCAAATAACAGCAGGTGAAAATCAGACCCTAATGGCTGTTTATACAGTTCCCGTAGGAAAAAGCCTTTATGTTTATCAAGGCGTGGCCACTCATGGCACTGGAACATCAGGTGGCGTTTTTATGACTGTGCGTTTCATGGTCAGAAATCCTGGGGAAGTTTTCAGAACAGCAGTCAAAGTTGATGTCTCGGAAGGTGAAATACTTTATCCATTTGCTCAACCTCTGAAGATTCCTGAGAAATCAGACATCGAGGTAAGAGCCATTTGTAACAAAAATCAGGCGAATGCTGTTTCAGCCTCGTTTGACGGGATAATTGTTGAGGAGTCTTTATAATGGCTACTTCAGGAACATTTGATTTCAGGCCAGATGTTGAAGAGATCATAGCCGAATCTTTTGAACGGATCGGCATGGATGCTCAAACGCTGACAGGTTATCAGGCTGTTGCTGCACGCAGGAGTCTGAATTTGCTCTTCAGCGAGTTCGCAAACAGAGGAATCAACTATTGGGCTGTTCAAAATAACAGCTTGGCTCTGACGACAGGCACAACGACATATACGCTGCCTGTTGGAACCATTGACATGATTGATGTCGTGATCAGAGAGACTGTTGGTGGGACGCAGTCCGACACAACTCTGCCAAGAGTCAGCATATCAGAATACAACCAGATTCCAAACAAAACGACTCAAGGTCGTCCATCTCAATATATGATCAACAAGCAATACACCCCAACACTTTATGTTTGGCAGGTTCCTGACAGCAATAATTATAGCCTTGTTTATTGGTCAATAAACCAACTTGAAGATATCACTGCTTCAAATCAAGACGCTGATGTCCCATATAGGTGGAATGATTGCATATGTGCAGGTTTGGCCAGCAAGTTAGCACTAAAATATATGCCCGACAAATTCAATTTGTTGAATCAAGTTTATGAGAGGGCATTCGAGTTCGCAGCATCAACAGACAATGATGGCGTCACTATGCGTGTTCGCCCAACAGGATTGAATCTCGGTTAATGGCAGTATCAGTCAAACGAGCAAGAGGGAAAAGAGCATTAGCGATTGGAGATCGCTCAGGCTTCAAAGTTCCTTTTCACTCTCTCAAGACGACTTGGGACGGGCTGCGTGTTGAGCCTGACGACTGGGAACCAAAGCACCCCCAACTAACACCCCCAAGGAATGTCAGCGATGCTGAGTCTTTGGGTGCTGGGGCTAGGCCAGATAATGATCCTGAAAATGTCATATTCCTTTTTGGATATACTTATGACCCATTTTTGGATCCTCGCCAAAGGCCACCAGTTGGCGTCCCAGGAAGAGGAGCAACAGGCTTCGTAGCAGACATTCGGGCAGACATGACAGTCACTGCCTCAAGCGTCGCAGGGATTGGTGCTATTGGCAATGCTGTTGCTTCTGATTCTGAAGATGTCCCAGTCACTGGTGTCGCTGGCACTGGCGCAGTTGAAGGCTTCGGAATCTCTGGCAATGGCAACATTGTTCTGATTGTCACTGGCATATCTGGCGTAGGTTCAACAGGCAATGTCGGTAACGAGACTTCTGAGTCTGTTGTTCTTGAGACTGGCGTAGCAGGCACTAGTGCAATCGGAACTGTAACATTCTTCATTACTACTGATGCCCCAGTCACAGGCGTAGCAGGAACAGGCAATGTCGGAACTGAAGTTCTTGAATCAGAAATAACTGAAACAGGCGTAGCAGGCACAGGCGCGATTGGCTCTGAAGTTCCTGAAGCAGACATCGGTGTAACAGGATTGGCTGGCACAGGCAACACAGGCACAGAAACACTTGAGTCTGTCATCAATGAGTCAGGCGTAGCAGGAACAGGAGCAGTTGAAGGCTTCGGAGTTTCTGGCGATGGCAACATTCAATTGATTGTAACAGGAATTTCAGGTATAGGTTCTACAGGTAATGTCGGTAATGAGGTCTCTGCATCTGAAGTCATTGAAACAGGAGTCGCAGGAACTGGCACCACAGGCACCATTACAGAGATCCAAGTCAATGAGGGCTGGGGTGAAGGTGCTTGGGGATCTGGAGCATGGGGTGAATAATGAATTACACACAGCTAGTTGCTAACATACAAAACTTCATGGAAGACGACTCAACAGAGTTGTCAAACTCCATTGATCAAATAATCGCTCAGGCTGAAGAGATGATTTTTCAAAGGTTGCCCAGCCTACCTTGTTACAGAAAAATTACAGAAAGTTCTCTGGTCATTGGCACATCTGACTATAATGTTGCGGATGCACGGATGATTCGTCAGGTCTCAATCACAAATTCCAACAATATTGAGTATCTTGATCATCGCATTGATTCATATTTGCGTGATTATTGGCCAAACTCAGCTCTGACTGCCAAGCCAATCATTTATAGCACAAAAGATGCTGACCCAACCAACAATATTACAATAACTTTGGCTCCTACCCCAGACGACACATATAATTATCAAGTTGATTTCATAGCACCTGAAACAGGACTTTCCACAGGTAATGCAAACAGTTGGGTGGGTGATCATGCGGAGGCTGTTCTGTTGGCTGCAGCACTTTATGAAACTTCTGCTTTTCTTAAAGCGTCAGAAACGCTAAACTTATACAAGGGACAGTTTGATGAGGCTGTGCAACTGTTCCAGCAGGAAATGGCAAGGAACTACGCAGCTGAGTATAATGGAGGCATTTAATGGCTATCACACAAGCAATGTGCACCTCTTTCAAAGAGGATCTGTTTCAAAAAGAACAGGATCTTGATACGGACACCATCAAGATTGCACTTTACACTTCATCCGCAACTTTGGATGCAAGCACAACCGCATACACCGCAACAAATGAAGTCAGCGGCACTGGCTATTCAGCAGGTGGCGAAACTTTGACAGGTGCAACAATCGGCACGAGCGGCACGACTGCTTATGTTGATTTTGATGATCCTGAGTGGACATCTGCATCATTCACTGCTCGTGGTGCTTTGATTTATAATGATACTACAGCTGGCGATAATGCGGTTGCTGTTTTGGACTTTGGTGGTGACTTCACAGTATCATCAGGAACATTCCGCATCGTTTTCCCTGCAGCTGGAGCAACTGCTATTCTGCGTATTGATTGAGGAGATAAAGACCCATGGCTAGCACTTATGTAAACAACCTCCGTCTGGAGGAAATGGCCACAGGTGAAAAGTCTGGCACTTGGGGCACAATCTCTAATACCAATCTTGAGTTGCTCGGACAGGCTTGGGGTTCAGGAACAGAGTCATTTGCCTCAGATGCTGATACGACTGTCACTATGAGTGATGGTTCCAGCGATGATGCGCGTGCATTCTTTTTGAATGTGACTTCTGGGGTCAGCCTTACGACCATCAGAACTATGACTCTGGCTCCGAACACAGTCAACAAAGTTTGGGTCATAAAGAACTCAACTTCTGGCTCTCAATCAATCAACATCTCGCAGGGATCAGGCAGCAATGTTACCATCGCCAATGGTGCGACCGCAATGGTTTATACCGATGGCGCAGGTTCAGGTGCCGCAGTCACTCAGGTTGATCTGCTCGGTGGGGGTGGTGGAACACTCACTGGCAATCTGAATTTTAATGACGGTGTCAAGGCTCAGTTTGGCAACAGCCAAGACTTGCAGATTTATCACGATGGGTCAAATAGCTACATACAGGACTCTGGAACAGGTAATCTTTATATACAAGCAACTGACCTTCGTATACAAAATGGGGCAGGGACAGAATTTTATATAACAGCGGATATTAACAGTGCTGTGCAACTTTATCACGACAACACAGTTAAAATTGCTACAGATGCATCTGGTGTCACTGTAACAGGTAGGGTTCTTGCTGACGGATTAACTTTAGGTGACAACGACAAGGCCATCTTCGGTGCTGGTGGTGACCTAGAGATTTATCATGATGGCACAAATAGTCGTATTGATGATGTTGGTACTGGTAATTTAGTAATTAGGGGCAGTAGTGCTATCACCTTCGGTAAATATACTGGGGAAACAATGCTTGAGGCTAATGTTGACGGCGCAGTTGACCTGTACCATGATAACGCTAAAAAACTCTCCACCACCTCATACGGCATCGACATCAGCGGTTCGGCAGTAGCGGATACAGATACTTCTGGTTCACACACAGGCTCACAAACTCCTGATTTTGACACCTATCAGAACTTTGTTTGGACGCTGACAGGCAATACTACGCTTGCTAACCCAACGACAGAAAAGACAGGCCAGTCTGGATTCTTCATCTTCATTCAAGACGGAACTGGCAGTCGCACTTTATCGCTTGGCACTGACTATGAAACTGCTGGTGGGGCAGGCATTACATTATCAACAGCTGCAAGCGCAGTAGACATTGTGCCGTATGTTGTTCAGTCATCAGGTAACATTCTGCTGGGAACACCACAGTTGGCATTTAGTTAAGGAGTAAATATGTCTGGTCCTTTTGGTTCTTCGCAATGGATGTATAACGCTGGCGGTGATTTCTACGACCACGAGATTGATAACTCGTTGCGC